GCCAGCAGGTCGCGCGCCAGCCCCTCTCCGGTCTGCGCCACCAGCTCCCGGATGCGCCCCTCGTCGAGCTCGACGGTGGGCTCCGCCGGAGGAGGCTCCGGAGCAGCGGGAGCCTGCTGGCCCAGCGCCGCCGCCAGCCGCGCGTTGACCTCGGCCCGGGGGCGCTCCACCAGGTCGAGGGTGTCGGGGTCTCCGGCCCCGAGCTGGTAGGCGTCGAGGAGGAGCTTCCGGTTCATGTCGTTGCGGGCCTTCACCCCCTGGGTCCGCACCTCGTTGATCAGCACCTCGACGGCCGCTTCCAGGAAGTCCTCCCGGGCGAGCGCCGCCGCGCACCGGGGGAAGTCGAAGCCGGTACCGGCAGCCCACGCCAGGCTCATCACCGCGAACTGCGCCGGGGCAGGCCACCCTGGCAGGCCCGGGAAGCGCCGCGCCAGCTCCCGGGCGTTGCCGTCGCGCCGGGCCTCGAAGAGCCGCGTGAGATCCTCCGGGGAGACACGGAGCGTGGTGGGCCCCTCGGGGATGTGGCGCCCCAGCCTCGCCGCCCCGGGGAAGTCGCGGACGCGGTGCCAGTCTGCGAGCTTCTCTTCGGAGGTAGCGAGCGTTCCGTCGCGCCGTCGCCAGGGGATCGGGAGCGTGTCGGCGGGGGCCCGGACGAGCTGCCCCAGCCCGAAGGTCGGCAGGCCCTTGTGGTCGCAGTAGAGGCGATCCACCTCCGCTTCGTGGCGCCGGGTGAAGGCCCGGAAGGAGCGGACCACGATGGGGCGCAGGGGGCTCATGTGCCCTCCACGCAGGGCAGATCCCCCGTCTGGTACCACCAGCGGATCTCCCGTCCCTGCTCCTGCGTGCCTGCGGTGCGGAGCCACCAGGAGCCCCGGCGCAGCTCGACCACCTCGCGGTGCTTCGCCCGGACGGCGGTGAGGTACTGGCCGTTGTCGGGATCGATCTGCCCACCCTCGCTGGTCTCGATCACCCCGGTGGCCTCGCCCCCGGTGACCACGAGCGCATGCGCCAGGCCGCCGTGGCGCCACTCGGCGCGAGGGCGCCCGTCGTCGCCTCCGATCAGCAGCACCGTCCCCGGGTCGAGGTGGGGGCGCCGCATGTCGGGGCGCCGCAGCAGGCCCCGCTGCTGCCCCAGCTCCTGGAGCAGCTCCAGGTTGCCGCCGACGATCTGGGCCCGGGGGATCCGGAGCCAGTCCCGCTCCGCCCCTCGCCAGCGCAGCCGCCCGTCGACCTCCTCGTGCTGCATGCACGAGAGGAGGTGGAGGCCGCAATTCGACTGCGGGTCGCGCCATTCGCGCCGCTCGTCGTGGTAGCCGAAGGCCCACTGGCGCGCATGAAACACAGCGTCGAGGGGGAAGAAGTGCAGCCTCCACTTCTCGAAATCCCGGCCCGGGGAGAGGCCGTTGGCGAGCAAGGCGCGGCGCACGATGGCGTCAGCGCTCACCGGAGCACCCGCACGATCTCCGCGGCGCGCTCGAGGGCCAGGGCCAGGCACTCGCTATCCTGTTCCTCGCGGCACCGCTCCACCGTGGCGAGCACGCCCCGGCCCTCGCGCCCCACGCTCTCCAGGGCACCGGCGCCGTCGAGGCACCCCGTCCGGTGCGCTTCGTCCGGCACCAGCCCGCAGGCTGCGCGCGCCAGGGGCGCCGCCCGCTCTGCGTGCTCCACCGCCGCGGCGAGCTGGTCGAGGACGTCGCGCTTCGGAGCCTCCGACTCGCGGCACGCGGCGAGCGCGCAGCCCACCAGCAGCCACGCCCAGAAGGGCACCCGCGCCAGCGTGGTCACGATCCACCGTCCTGCGTCGTCGGTGGCGCCGTCGGGCGAGTCGAGGTCGCGGTGAGGGCACCGGGCCAGATCTCCTCGACGACCTGCCGCGCGGCGCTCGGCAGAGCGATCCCGATCAGGGGCCGGAGCACTCCGCGGAGCACCAGCCCCGTTTTCTGAGCGACCACCCACAGGGACGCGAATCGAGGCCATTTTGCCGCCGTTTCTTGCGAGAGCTTGACGTTACCGAGCGCCACCAGCCCCAGATACAGCAGCGTTGCCGCCGTGAGGTAGGGGTGGGCCTTCGCTGCTGCGATGTACGGTTCCAGTTCGGGGGACATACCAGATCCTCCATACGTTCTGCGCGGCGACGTTCGCCACGCTGGTTGCGATCACGATCAGCGTCGTCTGCCACCCCCACAGACGCCACGCACGAGCGAGGCCCGACTCGGCCTCGTCGAGTCGCGCGCCCTTCGCCGTCGAGTCGCGCGCGGCGACCTGGAGCGCCGCCATCACCTCGACGTGTCGGAGCCGATCCATCTCGTCCGTGGCGTCGAAGCGCCGCTCCAGCGACGAGACGGACCGCTCCAGCCTGCCCACGCGCTCCCCCAACGCGAGCACCGTGTCCGCCGTGAAGGCGAGGTGGTGGCGCGCGGCATCCCGCTCGACTCGGGACGCCTCCTGTGCCGCGGCCACGCGCGCGCTTTCGGCCTCCAGGGCCGTGACCCGTAGCTCCAGGTCGTCGAGGCGCGCGTGCGTGTCGCCCATGGGTCAGGCCGGGACGTGGAATCGCCCGAGGTCCGGCGGCGCCGAGGTGTCCTCGCGAGCGCGCCGGTGGACCGTACGCACCGGGGCCTGGTGGGCGTACTCGCCCACCGTCTGGATCGGTTGGTACGCGACCTGCTCTGTCTCCTCGAGGAACTCATCGTCGTCGGGGCTGACGCTCGCGATGATGTCGTAGAAGGAGAGCCCCTCCACGTCGATGGGCCCCTTGACGACAACGCAGGGGCGATAGACGCCCTCTGCAAGACAAAACGAGCCGAGATCACCGATGCTGGCCATGCTGGTATCCTTTCAAAACACGCTGACGATGATGATGCCGTTGGCGCCATTGCCACCGGCACCCGAAGGGAATCCATTGAGCGAGGCAGCTCCACCGCCGCCACCTCCGCCGTAAAGGCCGCCGTTGCCTCCAGTGCCCGAGGAGCCCGAGGAGGAGCCACCGCCGCCTCCGCCGCCCGCTCCGCCCTGGCTGCTGGGCTGCGGCGCCGCCGCACCTGCGCCACCGCTCACCCCGGCGGCGCCCGCGGTGCCTCCGGTGGCCCCGTTCCAGGCGCTCCACCGCGCACCTCCCGCCCCGCCTCCCGCGGTCGTGTTGGCGATAGAGATGCCGCCGCCACCGCCACCGCCCGCGCCGCCTCCCTGGGAGCCCGTGCCCGAGGTGCCCGTGCCTCCGGTGGTGCTGGCGGCACCGCCGTTGCTGCCCGCCTGCTCCCCGGTGCCGCCGCTGCCCGCGGTGCCGTTGGCAGCGGTGCCGCCGTTGCCCGCGCCGCCGCCGAGGGCGCGCAGGTAGGAGCCAAATGTGCTCTGTCCGCCCGCGGTGCCAGCCGCGCCGCTCGTGTTGTCGGTGCCGACGGCAGCGCCGCCGGTCCCGCCCGCGCCGACGGTGGCTGTCTCCGTCGCGCCGAGGGCTGCCGCGCCGATAAAAAATGGCCCTGCGCGCCCACCACCGGCGCCCGCACCGCCGCCACACCGAACGGCGCCCGCAGCTCCTCGCCGCCCCGAGCCACCGCCACCGCCACCGGCGACCAGCTCCGCAAAAACGCCGCTAAAAGAGCCCGCGGGCTTGTTCCAGGTATTCGCCCCCGTCGTCGTATAGACGAAAGTGAGGGGCCGCACCTTCCAGACGGCGGCGCCTGCGGTCGCGTCAATCAGGTCGTAGGTGTAGCCGTAGCCCGCGCGGGTATCGACCCAGACGGAGCCCACAGAGTACCCCGAGGCGCTATCGTCGGTGACGGTCGGAGCGGCGCCGGTGCGCGTCACGCGAGGCCGCGCTTGCTCCACCGTAAGCTTGACCGTCGCGCCACCTTGCACCGCGGGGATCTCCTCCGTCCCCGATGGCTGCGTGCCTGCCGTGAGTGCTGAAATCGCCTTGTCCGCCATGGTCAGTTCTCCTGGTGGAGACGGTCGCCGTCTTCCGTAAGCAGGTAGGAAAAATCCTCCTGTAGAACGTGAAATCCAGGCACGCCCGCCGCCGCGTGCCACGCCGCGATTTCCCCCGCGTCAAGGGCACGCTCGTACACGCTCACGAGCGAGATATCTCCGTCGAATGGGTAGAACGGCGAGCCGAACACGTCGCCGCAACCCATCGACCCGACGGAGGAGTTGAGCCCCGCGTTGCTGCCGCTGGCCACGACCGAAACCGCCTCACCGTCGAGGTACGCCGTGTAGCTCCCCGGGAGCGTGTCGCCGCCCCCGTCGTACACCACGAGGAGCGTGTGCCAGTCGGTGTCCAGCGCATTGGCGATGCCGACGCCGTTCCCGGCCCCGTTGGCGAAGTCCAGCCGCCAGTGGAACGGCTGGTAACCGCCGCTGTTGCATAGGTAGATCTCGCTCACGCGCGAGGCCCCGGCGGCGAGTCGCACCGGCAGCATGAACACGCCCGACCCAGGCAGGCTCGCCAGCCGGAACTTGATCCCCCAGGAGGAGGCACCGGAAGCGGGCGCCGTGGTGCTCCGCGTGAGGCGCTGGTTGCCCGCGCCGTCGAAGGTCACCGCCGACGGATCGGCTGGGGGCTGAGCCTCCAGGTACGCGCCACGAAGGCCCGCCGTGGCCTGTGCGAAGTCGTGGCTGTTGCCGCTCTGGTCGACCCACAGCCCCACGGGGTCGCCCGTGGTGGTGGGCGTGGCTCCGGCGCCGGTGCTCAGTTCGTTGAGGTTGGCCGCCTCGCCCTGGAGGAAAAGGAAGGCGCTCGAGGGGAAGCTTCCGCCTCCGCCTGTGCCAGACACAAGCACCCGCCTCCGATTGTCAGGCGTCGGGCGCCGCATCACAGCCCCACAGGCGAAGAGGGCCAGGCCCGGATGGACCCGCTGCCGCTCGCGGTGCGCCAGACGAGGTAGCGCGTCGCTGACGTCTTCGGCACCAGCAGCGTCAGCGACTGGCCCGAAGGGACCACGACGCAGTTCGCCGCCGCGAAGTTTCCAGCCACCGCCGCCGGGTCGATGGTGTCGCTGTTGTTGTCCTGGAGCGCGACATACACGTCTGCCGAGAGGGCCTGGATCGTGAGGTATCGGCCGCGGAGAAACTTGGGCGTGCTCTGCCCCGTCTCCGGGTCGGTGATCGCCTGGTCGAGGTCCAGGTACTGGTCGCTTGTCGTGGAGTCGTCCGAGTAGACGGCGCCGCGGATCGGGGGGTGGACGCACGCTGCCGCGCGTTCGATGGAGCTGGTCATGGGCTATCTCCTAGGCTGTCGGTGCGGCTGGCGAGCCGCGGGGGAGCGAGGGGGCGCGAGGGGGCGCTGCCGCCGGAAGGCGCGGAGCCACCGGGGCCGGGAGGCGGGGCCGCGGTCTGCAGGCCCTGGTAGAGCCGCACCGCGTCGGGCCGAAGCGAGGGGCTGGTCGGGATGCCCAGCGTGCCGAGCTGGAGCTCCTCGCGCCAGGTGAGGGGCTTGGTGCGCGCGAGCATTTGCTCCTGCACGCTCTCGACGATCGCCTGGTACACCGACGGGTAGACGGCTTTGACCGCCTCGACGCTCTCGCGCGAGAGCTTCCCGGCGCGGGCGTCCTCGAGCACCTGGAGCGGGTCGTCGACGGCGCGAGCGTACCGAAGAAACCGGCTCACCTCGTCGGGGCTCGGGTCGCTCTTCTTGGCGATCTGCGGGGGCACGCCCTCGGGCAGAGGGCGCCGGGGCATCTTCCCCTGAAGGAAGTCGGCGCCGCGCTGGACGACGCTGGCCACCGAGCGCGCCGTCGACGCGGGGAGGCCTGCGGTGGCTGCGGCGGTGCGCTGCTCTGGGCTGGCGCGGTAGGCCGCGAGCTGCCGGGTGATCCGGTCGTAGCTGCCTCTCGGGTCGCGGGCGTCGGCGAGGTCCTTGGCCTTGCCAGCGGCCAGCGCCAGCGGCGCCCCGGGGCGAGTCACCTCGGCCATCCCCTTGAGCGCCCCCAGCGCCCCCCGGCCGACTCCAACCACCGCCGCCGCGCGCTCCCCCAGCAACCGGTCGAAGGCTCCGGTGACAGTGCTCACCACCTCGCCTTGCCGCACGCTGCGAGCAAGCTGCATGGCCACGTCCGCGCCGTACACCTTCGCCAGGTGGTTGGCGTAGGCGCCGCCTGCCGCAAGGGCGAGGCCGACGGGGCCACCACCGCCGGCGACGACGCCGGCCACCGCGCCAAGCTGCTCCGACAAGCCGAAGTTTCGGTTGCTCGTGCTGCGAGCCAGGCCCTTCTCGGTAGCTTCCGCCAACCAGTTGGCCGCGCGATATTCCGCGTTGGCGTTGGTCCACCGCGCAGCAAACTCAGCCCCCTGCTTCTGCGCCACCTCGTCGCCCACGGTTTTGATGCGGTCTCGCAGCGACGAGTAGAGGTCTTTGAGCAGGTCCTTTTCGATCGTGTCGGCGCCGCCGCGAAAGGCTTCCTTGCGCAGCTTGGAAGAAGTCTCCCAAACGCGCACCAGATCGCCGTCGGCGATCTTGGTCTCGATCTGCTGAAGCCACTCGTCGACGTTCTTGGCTGCGCGTGCCAGGTCCGGGTTTGCCTCGCGTGCAACGCGCTCGGCGATGGCCGCGCGCTGCTCCGCGGCGAAGGCTGCCGTGTCGACCTTGCCGCCGGCGGCCTTGATCTCTTCGACGCCGGCGCGGACGGCCTTGCCTCGCTCTTCCCTCAGCAGCGCCGCCGCCGTCTGCTTTTCCTCCGCGGTCAACAGCGCCTTCGCGTCTTTGCCGAGAGCCTGGGCCAGCTCGCCGTCGGCCACGGTGCGCGCTACCCGCGCCTCGACGTCGGCGCCCATCTGCTGGAGCTTCTGGATCTGTGGCTGGTTGGCACCGGTGCTTTTGATCGCAAACTCGCGCTCGGCCCTCGACGCCAGGGCCTGCACCCCAGCCTCCGTCTTTGGCACCGCCTGGGCCAACTCGCTCACGAGCCCCGCCTCGCGCTGCTCCAGCCGTCGAAGCATGGCCGCGCCCGCGTCGCTGGCCTTGCTCGCGGCGCCGCGCAGCACCGTGCCCGCCGCCGAGAGGCCGCCGCCGGCCACGCCCCCCAGGAGCGCCCCGTGCCCCGCTGCCGCAACCAGCTTCTCGGCCGTCAGCTGCTCGTCGCGCAGGGTGGCCCGGCTCACCTCCTGGCCCACGCCGTAGAGCGCCCCCTCGGCCGCCGCAGAGGCCGCCGCGCCCGCGCCGCGCACCAGCGCCGAGGTCGACTCCCCGACGACGGCTCGCTCGAGCGCCGCCGCCCCCCGGGACGCCAGCGCCGAGGGCGCCGCGCCTGCGACGAGCTCCACCGCCCGCAGCCCGGTCGCCGCCCCCCGTGCCGCCCCTCCAGCCCCGGCCGCTGTCGCTTCTGCCGCCCCACCGGCGCCGCCGCTGAGCAGCACCGGGGCAAGCATCCCCAGCCCCTCGCCGACGAGCGAGGAGGCCTGGTTGGCGTCCTGCAGGTCGGCCAGCGTCTGCCGGCCCACCAGCCCCGACTCCACCAGGGCGAGGTCGCTGAGGCCCAGCGACGCGCCCCGGGCAGCACCGGCGAGGCCCGCCGCGGCAGCGCCGGCCAGGCCGCCGTACTCTTGCTGGATCCGCTGCTCCCGCACCTGCCCGGAGCTGGCGAGGCCGCCCCCGCCGAAGCGGGCCTCGGGGCTGTCGAGGTAGGCCGCCGCGTCGCCGCCGGAGAGCTCCCGCACCTGCCCGGTCTGGTCGACGATCTGCACCTTCTGATCGGCCAGGAACCCCGCTCGGCCCTCGCGCACGAGCTGCCCCGCGGTCGCCAGGTCGGCGGCGATGGGCGCCCCTGTCTGCGCGTCGTAGAGGGTGACCTGGTCGGCCATCAGCGCACCCCGACGCCCTGGATTGTGATCTGCTTGCCCTGGTTGAGGATGCGCCGCGCTTCCCCGAGAGCGGTCAGCGCGCCCTGTCCGCCGGCCAGGATCTGCTGGTAGAGCCGCGCCTGCGTCTCGCTGGGCACACCGGCGCCGCTGAGCTGGCTCATGAGGCCGGTCACCTGGTCGGTGCCCAGCAGCCGCGCCTCATCGGCCACCGCGCTGGCCACGCGGTCCGCGCCGATGAGCCGCGCGCCCTTCTCCACCAGCCCGGCCGCGGGGGCGGCCTTCAGGCGCCCTTCCATCGAGTCGATGGTAGCGAGGCCCATGTCGGCCATGTTGATCTTCTTCTGCGCCTCGTAGGCCGCCTCTTTGGGCGCGTTCGGGTCGACCATCAACCTCTGCCCGTTGACGAAGATGGCGTTTGGTTCGTTGGCGCCGCGCTCGCGGGCGAGCTTCTGCGCCTCGTTGGAGGCCGCGGCCTGCTCCTTGCTGACGTTGGCGATGTCGCGGAGCAGCTTGGCGCGGTTGTTTCCGCCCCCGACGCCGATGGGCTTTGTGGCCGCAGCGATCTGCGCCTGCAGCTGCAGCTCCTCCTGGGCGCGCCGCTGGCGGATCTGGTTGAGCGCGGCTTCGGTGCGGAGGTCGAGCATCGTGGTCTCGACGGGCTGCCCGGTGAACGGGTCGCGCTTCGAGCCTCCGACCACCATCTTTGCGCGAAGGTCCTCGCGCTCGGCTGCGAACTGCCGCTCGAGCGCGTCGAGCTTCGCCAGATTCGCCGCGTGGACGCCGGCGCGCTCGCTGCCGGTGAGGTCCACGGTCTGCTTGTAGAGCTGCGCCAGGTCGTTGGCCTTCTGCCCCCGCGCCTGCTGCGCCAGCACCTGCGCGCTGTTGTCCCGGTCCATCAGCGAAAACAGGGTCTGCATCGCTGCATTGGGCTGCCCGCCCCGTCCGGCCATCGACTGCCCGAGGCCCGAGAGAATCGCGCCGATCATGAAGCCCGCCTTGCGCCCGTCGCTGGCCTTGTTCCAGAGCCGGTCCGGGTCCACCTGCCCGGCGGCAACGTCCTGCTGGATCTGGGCGAGCTGGTCGCGGATCGGCTTCAGCTTCGCCTCCCGGTCGGCCACCAGCGTCGCCTCGTCGTCGGCCATGCGGGCGCGCTCGCGGGCAAGGTCGACGTCGTTGTCGAGGCGCCGGTATTCGATCGTCTGCTCGCCGCGCTGCTGGGCTTCCTGGATGTTCCCGGCCTCGTCCTGGAGCTTCCCCAGTCGCACCAGCGGCTCGGGCGCCGGGGGGCGCACCATCCGCCCCTGCGGCCGCGGACGCATCAGGGCCTGCTTGTAGGCCTCGAGGTCGTTGAGGTACTGCGTCGTGTAGGGCGAGCCCTCCGGGGCCGAGCCGGGCCCCGCTGGGCCTGGAGCGCCACGGCCGCCGGTGATCACCTGGCCAGGCTGCGCCGTGGGCGGGGTCGCGGGGGGCGCGAACAGGGGGCGGAGGTCGCCGGTGCCGCCGGAGAGCGAGAGCTTCTGCGCGTCGCGTGCGCCGGTCCAGGCGCCGCCTCCCGAGGAGAGGTTCACCGGCCCCGTCAGGGGAGGCAGGGCCGAGGGCGCCGCTCCCTGGGGTTGCAGCTGCGCCAGAGGCACCAGCTCGAGCGGGCCACCGATGCGCACCGGCGCGGGGGTCGCAGGGGCAGGCATCGGCGCCGGCCCCACGGGCACCGCGAGGGAGGGAGGAAGCTGGAACTCGAAGGGATTGCCTGGCATCTCACCACCACTTCCTTCCGCCCGACTGCTGCCAGGCGCTGTCCCACTCCGCCGAGCTCGGCGTGCCCTGGTTGCCCTGGTCCTGCGTCATGCCCATCGCCGACAGGCTGCCGCCTTGCTGCAGCACCCCGCCGATCAGCTGCCGCTGGTAGTCCTGCTCGCGGTTTGCCTGCGCCTGGCCGGCCTGCTGCGCAGCCATCGCCGCCTGACGGTTGCCCTGCGCCGCCGCCAGGCTGTCGCTGGCGTACTGCGAGCGCGCGCCCTGCTGCCCGGCCATCGCTGCAAGCCGGCCCTGCTCCAGGCTCCGGCTCATCGCGTCGTTGAGCTGCCGCTGCTGCGCCTCGTTCTGGGCAGTCATCTGGGTCTGCCCCTGGCTCTGGCCGCGCATATCAAGGTCCTGGCCACGCATCTGCGTGCCGCCCTGGAGCAGCCCCTGCCGCGCGAGGTTCATCTCCTGGGCGCGCAGCTGCGCCGCCTGCGAGCCGGTGGCCAGGGCCATCCCGGCGCCGGTGCGCTGGGCCTGCGCCTGGGCCAGCAGCGCGTTCCCGCCGCCCCCTCGCGTGCTCGCGGCCTGCTGCGCCGCCTGGGCCTGCGCCTGGGCCAGCCCCTGCTGCAGCTGCGCCTGGGCGAGGCTCGGGGCCTTGCCGGAGAGGACGTCGCGGTAGCTCTGGATCGCCTCCCCCTGCACGTCGCGGCTCTGGAGCGCGAGCTGCCGGTCGGTGTTGGCCATCGACCAGTCCATGCGCGGAGCGGCGCGCCCCTCGTAGTAGTCCTGCCGGCCGCCGACGCCCTGGAGGTACTGGTCGTACCCCGGGGTGGTGTAGTACGCCGGGTCGACGTAGACGGGCGGAGGGGCCTCGGGCTCCTCGTCGAAGAGGCCTCCGACCAGGCCGCCGATGGTGCCGCCGGCGCCCATTCCGATGCCGGCGCCCACGGGGCCGCCGAAGATCGCGCCCACGCCACCGCCGGCCAGCGTGCCGGCTCCTGTGCCCCAATCCGTCCCAGATGCCATCAGGTACCTCCGCCGCGGTTGGTCGCCGGGAGGCGCGGCGTGCCTCGCTCCGGCAGGTATTCGAGCGCCATGCGCTGCAAGGCGATGCCCGCCCGGGGCTCGGCCCCCGCAGGGGTCTCCTCCTCCGGTGGGGGCAGGTCGGTGAGGCGAATCTTGATCGCCTGCGAGGCCTGCACGTTCAGCGGCACCTCGTAGCGGAGCAGCGGGAGCCCAGCGACGACCGTGGCCGCGGTCAGGTCGATCTCGTGCGTCTGCGCCACCGTGGTTGCATCGAAGTTCAGGTAGATCTGCACCCGCAGAGAGCAGCCGGAGAGCTTCTCGCCGAGGAGGATGAGCCGGCGCATGCGCTGGTAGGCGCCGGGCCCCCCGGGGCAGATCCATGGCGTCTCAAAGACGCCGGTCACCCAGACGAAATCGCCCTCTCGGTCGAGCCCCCGGCTGGACGACGGCGAGGGAACCGCCTCGGAGCGCATCGCCTCGTCGATGCCGACCACCAGGAGGTCCCCCCAGAGGGTCATGCCCCGCAACTCGGAGCTGATGGTCGTGTCCTGCCGCGACCAGATCTGGTGCAGGTAGTCGTAGACCGCGCCGATGGTCTCGCCGTCAGCGTTGGCAAGCAGCCACAGCGCGCGGCTTCGGGTGGGGTCGTGCGCAGCCGCCAGGCAGACGGGGCGGTTTTCGATGAGGTCGCGGATCGACTCGCCCGCCAGCGTCACCTGCAGCCCCCGGTTGAGCAGCGCGATGCCGGCGGAGGTCTGAAAGAAGACCCCTTCCGGGGTGGTCACCAGCGAGCGCGCGTCGACGCAGCCGTGCTGCGCGGTGACCAACCACGGCTGCGGCCAGGACTCGCCCGAGCCGTTGTCCGCGGGGCCGTCGCCGGTCAGGTAGTAGATCCGGGTGGCCGTGAAGATCACCAGCTTGTCGTCGAGGCTGGCCAGCGCGGTGATCGCGTCCGGGGGGTCGGGGAGCTCGATGCGAAACTCCGGTGGGAACACCGGCTGCTCCGTCGCCAGCACCGGCAGGGACGCCCACACGTCGCGCCCGGTCTCGCCGCTGGCCAGCCACCACCGCCCGCGGTGGGCGCAGAGGTGCGCCGAGGCCGGGGGGCAGATGGGCGCCAGCGTGCCGCCGGGGGACACGGTCTGGCCGAGCTCCAACGCAAGAAGCCCCGCGTCGTCGACGCCATCGGTGACCGAGACGCTGTAGGTGGTGCCGTTGCGGGGGAACGCCGACCAGGCGAAGAGGCGGTAAAACACGACGTCGCCGCTGGCGCTCGCCCCGTTGCCGACGCTGCGGTAGATGGCCAGCACGGCGTCGCGCCCGCTGCCGAACTGCGCGCGCCCCCGCCGGCTGAGCTGGGTGCAGGCCAGATGCAGCTGCACCGTGTAGGTGCCCGAGGCCGCATCGATCAGCGTCACCACCAGGTCCGGCGACCAGGGGGAGACGTGCTGCCGTCCGGCCTCGTCGAACCACTCGTAGCGTGCCCGGTAGGCGTAAGCGGTGCCGCTGGGGCTGCTGGCCAGATCGCCGAGCCCACCGGCCGCGATCACGGGCTCTTCCCAGACGGGCGCCTGCAGGAACGAAAGCTCTACGGCGCTGGTGCCGTCGGTGGTCAGCGGAAGCCCCCCGCCGACCGCGTACCCGCCTGCCCCGCGAACCTCGTGGTACAGCGCTGGCTGTTGGGCGCGCACGTCGAGCCGAACCTGGTCCATGCGGATGGGGCCGACGTCGACGCCATCGGTGGCCGTCAAGGTGCCGATCCAGACCTCTTCCGAGGTGCTGGTGGGCCAGAGCTTTGCGCCGGCCTGGTCGAAGGTCTTGAAGGCGTTGATGGTCCCGACCTTGGCCACCGGCAGGAGGCGCGAGGCGGAAGGGTCGTCGACGCAGGCGAGGACCACGTGGAAGATGGGCGCCGAGCCCTTGGTGCTGTCGGTGATCCCGCTGCCTGCTGTGTACGTCACCGACAGGTACCGGCCAACGATGCCCGCCTCCGTGTTGTTCGTCTCGACGCTGGCGTCCTGGGCCACCGCAAGCAGGGCGTAGGCGCGCCCTCCGATGCTCACCAGCCCGGAGGCCAGGGCGCACCGATGCGCCTCACGCGCCGCCGTCAGGCCACCGCCGCTCAGCACCGGCTGCACCTTGACGCGCCCACGGTGGGCCGCCGTGGCAGCCAGCTCGTAGGCGCAGAGCGCCGTGGTGCCGTCCATCACGATGCCCACCCCGGTGCCGTAGAAGGCGGGGGCGGCTTCGATGACGTGCGGGCTTGGCGCGACGATCGCGTAGGCGGTGGTGAACCGGGCCAGGGTGACGTCGTGGGCGGCGCCGGCGTGGTAGAGCACCTGCACGCCGACCGTCGAGGAGCCGCAGACGGCGATGCAGGTGACCGTGCCTGCGGCGACGTAGGTCCCGCTGGAGGCGACGGCGTTGGTGGTGTTGTTGATCCGGCCCATCCGCAGCGTGCTGCTTGCGTTGTGGGCGTAGGCGAAGACCAGCTCGGCGGCCGAGTAGAGGTTCGCGTCGAACCACTCGGCGTTTGTGGCGTCGATCTGGATGTTCGTCGTGGCCAGCGTGCTGCCGTCGATCTTCAGCGCACGGAAGCCGGTGAATCGGTCGTTGTAGAGGATCCAGACGTCGTCATCGACGGGGACGACGCGCACCTTGCTGGAGGTGCCGCTGACCAGCGTGGTGCGCTGGACCACCGTGGCGTTCGCAGAAGCGTCGACGACCTTGTAGTAGGTCGCGGACCCCAGCTCGCTCCAGACCAGCAGCCGGAATCGGTCGTTGCCGAAGGGGGCCAAGGCGGGGTTGGCCAGGATCTCCGTCACCGAGACAGCGCCGGTGCGGCGGACGCTGGTGATGCTGAGGCTGTCCTGGTCTGACCATCGGTCGGCGCCGGGGACGTAGGTGTAGAGGTGCGGAAGCAGGTCGGTGCCCCGAGAGACCAGCCGCAGCACGCCGTCCGCGCCGTCGATCCGATAGATGTTGAGCAGGTCGTCGCCCGCAAAGGTCGTGAGCGTCAGGCGCCCGCCCCAGCCCTTGCGCTTGGTGATGCCGCCGGTGCGCAGTGACTCGAAATTCTCGAGCTTCGCCGCGTTGCCGAAGGGCAAAATCTTCGCGTCGAAGCCCTCGGCGAGGCCCTTGCCGATCGGGATGTCGAGCACCTGCTCGTTCATCGGTACACCCACAGGTCGAAGGTGGCCTCGTTGCTGGTCGCGTTCTCCAGGGTGACCCCGGAGCTGTCAGCGCCGAGCTGGTAGAGGAACGTGGCCGTGCCGCGCGCCACGCTGGGGATCACCCCGCGGGGGCGGACGCCCAGGCCATGGCGCAGCGTGCGGCGCTCCAGCGCCTTGAAGGACACGCCTTCGAGGAGCACGCCAGGGGGCAGGCGCTGCTTCAGCGCGCCCTCCAGGTCGTCGGCCTGCTCGCGGCGCCGCTGGTCTTCTTGCGGCTGGAGAGAGAGGTTGCGCCGGGTCATTCCCAGTCCTCCGCGTAGTCACCGCGGTGCAGCACCCAGGGGGAGCCACCGTCCCACCGGGAGCGCCCGCGCATCCGCTGGGGCTCGTGGGTGGTGCGCCGGGCGTGGGCCGCGCGCACGCGCCCCTCGACCTCCTGCATCAGCGCGTAGAATGGGCTCGGGTCGTCCTTCTCCTTCACCCGGACGTACGCGCAGACGCGGGCGATCAGCCACTCGTCGGCGTTGTTCGGGGCCAGGAGGCGGGTCTGGGTGTCGTCCAGGGCGGCCTGGATGGGGTGCGGGACGATCGACAGCTCGACCAGCCCCTGGCATCCGGCTGCAGGCACCGGCAGCAGCTCCAGCTGGTCGACGTCGTCGGTGGTCTCGCTGTCGTTGGCCTCCCGGCCCCCCAGGCGCCAGCGCAGCGAGCGGTGGTCGTCGTACCTGGCGTTCAGGAGGGGAACGCGCTCCCACTCCTCGAAGGCGCGCAGCTCCGTGTAAGGCTGGCCGCGCACCACGATGACGCCCACGTCGGTGTCCTGCGCGGTGCCGCGGCATGCGTACACCGCCAGCACCTCTTTCACCCGCGTCGACAGGTCGTAGAGGGAGAGCCCCTCGACGAGCTGGACGCTGGTGGTGGTGCGGTACGGCTCGGGGCCGTGGATCTCCAGGAGGACGTCGAGGAGCGCGCGCGCCGCGCTCTTGAGCTCCGCGCCGAGCTCGAGGTCGGTCACGTGCTGGTTGTTCTCGTAGCCCACGCGAGCGCGGACACGGGCCACCAGGTCGCTCAAGAGCGCGTAGCGCATCACCCCTCCTCGCCGTAAGCCGCCTCGCAGGCGGCCTTGTGCTCCTCGAGGGCGTCGCTCAGGGCCTGGGCGTCGCCCTTCTTCATGGCGGCCAGGACGGCCCGCGCGGCGTCGAGCTTGGCGGCTTCCATGTCGCCGGCCTCGCCATCGGCCTCGTCCTCCATCTCCACCTCGCCGGACTCCTTGCCCTTGGGGGGCGGAGACAGCTCGATGGACAGGAGCCCGCCGCCCTTCTTCACGGGACCCCCTGGCTGCTGTTGCGCAGCACCAGAAAGACGTGGAGCCACTGCGTCGCCGTCAGGTCGCTGAGCGCGTTGGAGGCGCCGTCGCTGGCGTCCTCGACGGCAAGGGTGATGGTCTTGGCCGAGGCGACGTCGTGCTCGATAAGTACGGCGGTCTTACGCGAGCGCGACGTGAGGTAGTCGGTGTCCTGGTACTCGAACTTCAGCCCTTCGAGCTGCGCCCAGGTCTCGGCCAAGGTGATCGTGTAGCGCCCCGTGGACGGAGTGCGCGTGACGCTGGCGACGTGCTGTGAGGCGCCGCGGATCACGGTGGGGCTGCTGGTGCCGTTGCCCTGGAAGCGGAACTCCACTTCCACCTGCGACGGCGACCCTCCGGCGATTTCGTTGCGGATTCCGCTGGTAGCCATGGCGTCGGCTCCTTCAGGTGAAGGCGATCTTGATGCGGAGAAGGTTCTTCGGGCGCTTGCACCCCATCTGCGCGTAGAAGCCCAGACGCCACTGGTAGGCGTCGGCCGAGCTCTCGGCGCGCATCGTGTTGCCGTCGCGGTTGAGGATCCGCGGGAAGCCCTTCTTGCGGGCGTAGATCGCGATGTCCTCGGGCTTGAAGCCGCGGATCACCCCGCGGGGGCAGTTGACGTCTTCGACCAGCTTCACCTTGCGGTTGCCCTGTACGAAGACGATCCCCTCGAACTGCACCGTTGGGTCGTTGACCGACTTGACGGCCAGGTCGATCACCGCCTTGTTGCCGAGGTCCTGCTTGATGGAGAACATCTCCATCGGGTTGACCACCATGACGGTCGGCATGCAGCCCAGCGCGCTGGCGTGAGCCAGGCCCTTGTTGATGGCGTCGATGGGATTCATCGAGCTTCCGTCGAAGCGATGGCCCGAGAGCTCGGCCACGTTGGTCGAGCGGTCGATCGAGAAGAAGTTGTCGCCAACGGTGGGGGCGGTCTCGGGGTTCCAGGCCTCGAACCCCTTCATCTTCGCGTCGTAGTCGCCTTCGGTGTAGAGGTGATCGCTGGCCGCAGGGTTGAAGCCGCCGGCCGCGGAGTAGGTGACCGCGCCGCTGTCGTGGTCGATTGCGGTGACGGTGCCGGTACCGGCGCGCATCGTGCCGGAGTTTCCGGTCTTGTTGGGGTTGGCCTGGATGACCTGGCCCACGAAGAAGTTCACGCTGTCGTACTTGTTGGACAGGGTGAACTTCGTCGCCGAGTCGTCGGTGCCGATGCGGCCGATCGAGCCGGACCCGTCGCCGTGGACGTGGACCGCGATGCTTCGCTGGAGGATCTCGAAAGAGCCCTCCATCTCGTCCTTGATGCCCTCGATGAGCGAGTCCTCGCTCTCGATGGCCTCCAGGGTCTCGCCGTCGATGCCGCCGACCGCGTAGTCCTTGACGGTGGTGAGGACAAATGCCTTCTGCTGGCTGCCCACGCGGTTGGTCTGCGCGGTGGCAAAAACCGCAGACCTGCCGGCCTGGATGCCCACCTGCACCGGCAGGTAGAGGGACCGCCCCGGGAAGTCCTTGATGGGGACCATGGCGGCCGTCGGGTTGCGCTCCAGCATCATCTTCTGGAGGCGCTTCTCCGGCCACGAAATCTTGAGTGCTTCTTGAAACGTTGCGTCGGTGTAATTCGCGTTGCCCACGGTGGCCTCGCGCGGCGCCTGCGGGGGTTACTTGGCCCGTCGCAGGCGGCGCAGATGCTCAGCCGCGCGACGGTCCAGCTCCTCCGGGGAGAGGCTCTCGCTCTCGTCCGTGGCTGACTCGGCTGCGGCTCGTTGCGGTACGCCCACCGGCTTCTTGCCGGCGGACTTGTTGGCGTTCGCCGCAGGAGTCGCCGGCTGACCCGGCCCCTGTACCTGCGAGGGGGCTGCGGTTTTCGGCACCGCAGGGCCGTAGTAGACGCGCGCCCGCCGCTCGATCTCCTGGAGGAGGCGACCGGTGGACACGTTGCCGCCGAGCTGCGCGCGGATCTGCTGCGCCTCGGCAACAAAGGCGTTGGCGCCGACCTCCAGCGCGTAGCGCGTGGTGGTGGCGTAGGCGTCGGGGGCGGCGTCCACGACGTCGCGCACCCGGTCCCAGAGCTGCTGCTGCTCGGCGAAGGCCCGCTGCTGCTCCTCAGCGCGGCGCTGCTCCTCAGCCTGGCGCTGGCGGGTCTCGGCGCGCTCGCGGCGCAGCTGGGCCAGCTCCTCGCGCAGGGCGTCGGGCATCTGGAGGTCAGCCGCGTAGCCGTCCAGGGCCCGCTTGGGGTCGATCTGGAGGGCCTCGAAGATCGTGCTGTAGTCGCCGGCCTGGGCCGCGCGCTCGAGGGCCTGCAGCCGCTGGAGCTTGGGCTGCACCTGCGCTTCCCAGGCCTTCACCTGGCCTTGCCACGCGGCGACGTCGGCCTGGAGCTTGGCCTCGCGCCGGCTGACGTCGGCCACCTTGGCCTCGGCGTCGGCGCGCAGGGCCTTCGCCTTCTTCTCCATGCGGATCGCCGCCTTCAGCGAGGGCGGCTTGTCGTCGGCCTTGGGCTCCGGGGCGGGGGTCTCCTCGGCAGGAGCCTCGCCCTCCGTGGCCGGTGCCTCGACCTCGGCGCCTGGCTCGGGGGCTTCGCCCTCCGTCGGCTCGGCGTCGGGCTCGGGGGCGTCAGCGGAAGGCGTCGCGTCACTCATGCGAGAGGCATCTCCTGGAGAGGGGGCGCGCCCGGAGGCGCAGGAGGCGGCGCGTCAGGCGACGGCGCCGGGGGCGGGGGGTTGGCCAGGTCGAGGAGCGCCTTGCAGTCGCTGATCCAGAGCCGGAGCAGCTCCATGCGATCCTCGGGCACGTCCCACAGCCGCCACTGCTGGTAGTGGCGGATCGCCACCAGCGTGCAGAGGGAGAGGTTGTAGAAGGGCTCCGGGGGCTGGTATTCGCCCTCATCAAGCATCTTCTCGAGCGTCTGCTCGACCAGATCCCACGACGCGGTGACCGTCCCAAAGGCGGCCTCGGTGTCGGGGAAGTCGAGGAGCTTGACGATCTGCTCCGGGGGGATCCCGAGCTTGTCGGCGAAGCCGGTGTTCACCAGGTCGACGACCGCCTCCAGCTTGCCCTGGGGGGTGCTGGGCAGGAGGTTCACCGGCCAGGTCTGGAGGATGTAGCTCGACTCGTCGAGCTTGATTTCGCCCCACTTGATGCGCTCGGCGCGGCTCTTCCCGCGGAAGACGACCTCGTAGGAAGCATCCTCCGCCGACAGCCGCTCCATCAGCCGCACGATCTCGCGCGAGGCATCGAGGTAGAAGGCCTCGAACGCGCGGGCGAAATCGAGGAAGCGCTTGCTCTGCAGGTCGGCCGCGAGCCGAATGGCGCGCCCGCTCTGGACGCCCGCTGGCTTCTCGCTCCGGGCAGCCGACGCGGCAACACCGCTCATCTGGTAGGCCAGCTCGATGAGCCGATCAAACCAGCGGTAAATCTCGGGGCTGACCGCCGGGAAGACGATGGGCTGCGGGGGCGTGACGCCCTCGATGAAGGTGCCAGCCTCCGCGGTGAAGTGCCCCTTGTTGAGCTTGCTGTTGAGGGGCAGGAACACCTTGGGGTGGGTGTGCAGCTCCTGGCCGTGCTCGATGTCGGCGGCGACCAGGTTCAGCGCCCGCTGGATCTTGCGCAGCTCGTCCGCCAGGCCGCGCGAGTAGAAGCCGCTGACGGGCTCCTTCCAGCGCAGGAAGGCGAAGGGGAAGGTGCGCGCGGTCCACTCCTCCTCCTCGAGGGTGGCGCCGCTCACGCAGACGACGTGCCGGCCGTCCTTGGCCTGGGGGCCAGAGCGCAGGTGCCAGGCCTCCACCACGCAGACGAGGTCGCTCTCGCTGTCGGTCCAGCGCCACTGCTGGTCCAGCTCGTCGCGGGCGAGCTCGATGGCCGCAGCGTGGTCAGGATATAGCTCCTTGAGCACGGTGCGGTCGATCCACTGCGTCCGGTAGAGGGAGCGGGGGGCGCCGTAGTAGGCATCGCGCCGGTCCACCCACAGCTCCATGGGCAACACCCGCTGCAGCCGCACGCGCCCCTCGTCTTCGGTCACCTGGATGGCGCCGAAATCGCCCACGAGCGCGTCAAGGACCACGGCTGAGGCGAGCCGGTCGAAGCTGCACTCGTTGAACACGCCCTCGACGAACTGGCCCATCTTCTGGGCCTTGCGACGCAACGACCAGTCCCCGCCGGTGGTGAGGAACATCGGCCGGGGGCGGCTCTGAATGATCTCCGACCTCACCGTGTCAGCGCAGGACCGCACCATGTTGACGGCGAGGCGGCCGTCGATCGACGCGCGCCGCACCGTGTAGTCCCCCAGCGTGAAGCCAAGGGCCTGCCAGTCGTCGTAGAGGCAGAGGCAGGAGATCAGCGCCTCGACGCGGTCGCTCTGGTCCTGCTGGATCTTCCGCACGACGCAGAAGAGGGCGCCGGCAGGATCTTCCTCGCGCCACCAGCGGAGGTCAGTCGAGCCCATCGTCGTCCTCCTCGGCGGCACGGTCGACGCGCACGGGGCGCGAGCTGGTGGACCGATACAGCGGGTCATCGGCGAGGGCTTCCGCGACGGCGGAGCGGGTAGCGGGGGCGGTCGAGGGCTCCGGTGGAGCGTCCGGGTCCGAGGAGGGAAGCGAAGGCGATCCAGCGAGGTCGAAGACGACGGTCACCCGACGGGCACCCGCCATCTTCAGCGCCACCAGAGCCTCTTCGACCGTCCGCACGAGGAGCAGTCTGAGGTGACCGGTCAAGCGGTGCTAGATCCACGTTGTCAACCTGTATACACGTTGACAGCCTCATTCAATGTTGTGCTAGAATGGCGGCATGGCGATACGTCAACAGGTGAGCCTGTCGCACGAGGTTTACAGCCTCGCTCGGGCCATCCACATCCTCACCGGAGAGAGCTACAGCGAGCTGATCGGCCAGGCCCTGGCGGCCAGGCTGGCCAAGGATCCGGCCCTGGCTCGGCGGGTCGAGGAGCTCCAGAAGGCGCTGGCCGCATGACCACCTTTGCCCCGCCCCCCGAGGCCCAGATCCACAGCCACAAGGAATGGCGCCTTGCCTTGTGGCCGGACAGCTTGGATGAGCACACGCACTTCAGCTTCGCCTTCTACCTCTCCGACGAGGCGGCGAGCGTGTACACCCGCCGCGATGGCACCAGCCTCGGCCCCCAGCACCTGCTCGGCTACCTCACGCCAGACGGCGAGGTGGTGCTGATCTTGGTCTCGTTCAGCAGCGGCGTCCGCACCCACCTCAGCCTGCTCGAGGAGCTGGTCAAGGCGTTGCGCGAAGTGCTGCCCGAGTTGAAGTGGAGGGAGCCATGATCCGCATCACTGAGGTGCTCCCCGTCGATGGAGTCGTCTGGTGCAAAAACGATCCGCTCGACCCGCCGGGATGGTGCGCCGGTGTCCAGATCGAGTCGGACGTGAGCGGATGGGACGTCGGCGGCGAGGTCGGCGGGACGCTTCGGGGACGCCGAGCCGGCGTCGTGCGCCGTCGCCGTTTCTTCGAGCTATTCGTCTACGGCGAGGAACCGCCGCCACCCATCGGCGTCGGTGATCTGATCGTGGAGGAGCCGTGAAAATCATCTTCGCCTTGCTGCTCCTGTGGGCGCTGACCGCCGGCATCGTCTCTCCGCTGGTCTACAGCGTCTGGAACCTCGTCCTGGCCCCGTGGCTGGAGTGGCGCGAGATGCCCGTGTCCGCGGCGGTCACGATCGGCTCCGCGCTCGCCTTGCTCAGCGTGCGGGTGCGGCGGTCGTAATATCCAGGCAAGGCGCGTCCTTGCCTCAGCCTCCTGCTCGTCGAGGATCGCCTGCTCGTCCTCGTCCAGGTCGAGCGCCGTCGACGCCGGCCGCACCTCGGCCCCCCGGTGCCAGGCCTCAAAGACCGCTGTAGCCAGAGCCACGGCGCGGTCGCAGTGACGCCCGTCGGGGGTGGTGGGGACCACCAGCGACTCGCCGCCACCCGGGCGCGGGCGGATGCGGATGGAGCGGAGCTGCTCCCTTAGCAGCGGGTCGTCGACCATCTTGATGCGCCGCTCCCGGAGCGCGGTGCGCAGCTCGGCCATGCACTCCATGACGCTGGCCGCGTTGACCACCGTGAGGCCCGCCTCGCCCAGGTCCTCGCGGGCGCTCTCACGCTCGGCTTGGTCGAGGGCGATGGCCCACGCCCCCCATCGCTTCAGGGTCGAAGCGAACATCTCCCAGACTTCCGACGGCTTCAGCGCCTGCCCCTGGTCGGGGTGCAGCTCCTGGAGCACGGGCACCTGGAGGCGATGGCCGACGCGCAAGGCGACGGCGATGGCGCTGCTGTTCTTGACCAGGCCCACGTCGCCACCGGCCCCCACGCGGGCGCCGGCGGGGGGCTCGTCGGGCAGCTCGCCCGGGGCGGCGATGGCGGCGGCCAGGTCATCGGGGGCAAAGAAGCTAGCGGCGCTGGTGCTGAGGAACTTGCAGAAGAACTCCCGCTGGGCGTTGGAAGTGCCGCGCTGCCGGTCGACCTCCACCGCGGTAGCCACCTGCTCCAAGATGTCCGGGTCGCTTCGGAAGAGGGGCGTCGGGGCAAGGGCGGCCAGCGCGCTCGAGGGGGCTCCGCCCATGGCGGGGTGGTTGGCCTTGCACAGGTCGTAGGCCAGGCCCGACTCAGCCCAGGGGGTCGTGGGGATCAGCAACTGGCCCCCCACCATCACGCGCGGCTGCAGGGCGTTGAAGATCTCGACGTCGTTGACGACGTGCGACTCGTCGAAGAAGAAGGCCGCCTCGTCGAGCATCGCCGCCAGGATGACGCGCCCGCGCTCGGTGACGCCCATCCGCTTCGCCGCCTTGATCTCGAAGGCGACCAGCTTGCGGTCGTTGTCGCGCCGGATGACCAGCCGCTCGACGCGCACCCCGGGCTTGGGGGGGTTGAGCAGGAGCGGACGCAGGCGGGGGTTCTCCTCGAGCTGGCCCCGGATGGCGTTGAGGCCTTCGGTGGCGAGGTCGAGCTCGGGGGCCACGATCCAGCACTTGCCCTCCTGCCCCGGCTGGAGCTTGTCGAGGCGCAGGAAGAGCGCCAGGTAGAGGAGGCGGATGGCTCCCAGGAACGTCTTCCCGGCTCGGGCGCCGCAGATCAGCACGACGATCTTGCGCACCCCCGGAGGCAGCACGTCGACCTGGCCGAACATCTGCCGGGCGAGGTCGCGCTCGGGGGGCGGAAGGTCGCGGGGCTCGAGGCCATCGAAGGCGACCATGGCCATCGCCCGCTGCCCCGGCTCCAGGGTGATGCCCAGGATCTCGCAGAAGCGCAGGAAGGTGGGGGCCCCTTCGATCAGCCGGTCGATCACGACGGCTTCGACCGGGGCCGAGGGTCAAGGAAGGAGGCGACGCCGGTGGGTGTCTGCTGCTCCGCCGCCGGCTTCGGGTCGTTCTTCGGGTCGCGGTGGGCGCCGATGCCGTGGAGCTTGAGCTTCTCCGCCAGCAGGCCCCGGATGGCGTAGGGGTCGCCCTGCTCGAAGGCGAGCTGGAGAGCGGCTTCGAGGTCGGCAGCGATGGTCGCCTCTCCTCTCTTGCTGTCGAGCACGGCCTCGAGCTGGCGCTGGGCCTCAGCGGCATGGCCTCGCACCATCGCCTCGGTGATGCCCCAGGCCTCGGCCAGCTCGGCGGCCTGGGCGCTGTCCCAGGTCCGCTCCTCCAGGCGCCGCCGGATCGTGCGGACGCGCTGCCAGACGGGGGGCGACTCGGGCGCGCGCGCTGTGTCGGACGGCGGACGGCGGCGCGTCATGCGGTCTCCAGGGTGATCAGCACCCCGGGAGCGTGGGCCCACCGCCTGTGCGCCTCCTGGCCGTAAACCCACGTCACCGGGCCCGAGGGTCCGTCGTCGCAGCCGAGCCACGCGGCCACGGCGTCGCGGCACGCCTTGAGGGCGCCGGCCAAGTTGTCGTCGTCGAGGGCGCGAGGCCCTAGCCGGGTGAGGGTGCAGCGCACGCGCCGGGCAGCGAGGTGGTAGCGGTCCTCGGGGTGGAGGGCCTCCAGTCGAGCCGTAACGGCCTCCCGCTGGCGCCGGACACGGGCGGCGCGGGTGTGGTGGTGGTCGCGGGCGTTGGCTTCGCTCACGGTGGCGACCTCCACCAGCAGCTCGGCGACGGGGCGCCATGCTGGGGGGCGGAAGCGGGCCAGTTCTGCCTCAAGGGCGGCACAGCGGGGGCAGTTCACAGGCTCCCCAGGGCACGCAGCCGGGCTAGCTCCCGCTGGTCGGCCTCGATCTGCGCCAGGAGGTCCACCAGCTCCGCGCGCGCCTGGTCGAGGGCGGTCTTGAGGTGGCGCCCTTGGCGCAGCGAGGCGCCGCTGTGGTAGGGGCTGGCTTCGGCCTGGCGGGCGTCGGCCGTGTCGACCTCGGCGAGCTCTGACCAGTACCCGGGGCGGACGTTGTAGACGTCGACGGGGGGGCGGGGGGTAGTCATGCGGCCTCCTGGGGGTAGTGGGCGCGGCACGCGCGCCGGGCGAGGTCGGCGGCCTCCGCGGGCGGGCGGCCTTCGTTCAGGTAGTGGCGAAACCACAGGGCGAAGAGGACGCGGGGGCGCCGGTCCACGGGGCAGGTGACGAAACACCAGCGAGAAGGCGCCGGGCAGGGTGTTCCGACCTCGAGCGAACGGGCGTCAGGTAGGAACGCGGTAGGAACGCACTTGGTTCCGGCCTTTGTTCCTACTGTTCCTACTGTTCCTACCTCTATAGATAGAGGATAAGGATATATATATATGTTGTGCGGTGGGTGCACAGACGGAACGTTGGCACAACAGCCAAAAAATAGGCTGTTCCTACCATGTTCCAACCTCGATCCGTTCCTACCTTCAGGTTGGAACATCGTCGGCCTCCTTCTGGTAGCGCCACTCCAGGGCGGCGCCGACCCGCACCCGTCTCTTCCGCCACCCGAGCCGCGCCAGCACGGCCCCCACTCTCATCTGCTCCCCGCGCCCCCAGCGTCCGCACTCCAATCCCAGGGCGATCCCCAGGACGTCGCCGGAGGTGACCGACGCCTTCCCGGTGAGGTAGTCGGCGACCTTCGCCTCCCAGGGATCCCCCTGCCGGCGCTCCTCGACCACCTCGGCATGACCTTCCCTGACCTCCGCCGGAAGCACGAGGCCCCCGCCCCCCCGCCAGCTCGCCACGGCCTCGGCCAGGAGCTGGTCGCGGTCGCGGCGCAGGGCCTCCAGGTCTACGGCCCCGACGCCCACGGGCCAGAAGCGCCGGTTGCCGGTGTCGTCGCGGAGGTAGTCGCCACGGTTGGTGGTGCCGCCGAAAACGCACCGGCGAGGGAGCTCGACCAGGGCCCGGCCGTAGGGGGGGCGGAACCTGTCGACGGTGCGCGAGAGGAACGCCTTGACCAGCTCCACCTCCGCGCGCCCCAGGGCCGACAGCTCGGGCAGCTCGACGATCCAGGCTCGCGAGATGGCCAGCGCCGCGTCCTTCGAGCTGAGGTCGTGAACGTCGTCGGTGAAGTACTCGCCGCCGATCACGCCCAGCAGGCTACTCTTGCCGGCGCCCTGCGCCCCCTCCAACACCAGCGCCGCGTCGGCCTTGATGCCGGGCTGGAGCGCGCGGGCCACAGCGGAGCGGAGCCAGCAGGCTCCCACCGCGCGAGCGTAGAGGGAATCGGTCGCACCGGCGTAGGTGACCAACCATCGATGAAGGCGGGGCACCCCGTCCCAGCGGAGACCGTCGAGGAAAACCGCGAGCGGATTGGCCCGCTGCTCCCGTGCCAGCAAAGCCACGGCCTGGCAGACGGACTCGGGGCGGACGCGCAGCCCCCACTTGCGCTGAAGCCACACGGCCGCCTCGGTGTCGTCGGTGTCTGCCCAGGGGCGCCAGGATTCTCCCTGGAGCTCGATCTGCTGGCGCGCCTCGTTGTAGCGGATGCGCCCCGCCCATCGCGGGTCGTGGGTCAGGATCGCAACCACGTTGGCAAGGTCGCTGGTGATCTCGCCTTTGCGCCGGATCAGCACCCCCTGCCAGTCCTCCGCGGGGGGCTCTTCGCCGCCGCCGTCGTCAGAAGAAGCACCTCCGGAGGGAGGCGCAGGGGGTGCCCCGCCGCCCGCGCCGCCCGCAGAGGGGTACCGCAGTTCCGGCACCTCTTTTGGGGCCCGGCGCCCGGCTTCGATCTGGTAGCGCACGGTCTGCCTGGTTTTGTCGAGGTTGTCCCACCCGCAGCGCTGGGCCTCGCCAACGAGCTCCCGCTCGATCTCGTCGGCGGAGATCGCCCCGGTGTGGATCAGCCCCCCAAGGTGATAGGCCTTCGCCCTGATCGTGTTGTGCCGGGTGCCCTGAGGGACCCGGCGCAGGTCGTCCAGCGCGCCCTCGAGGGCCTTGCGGACGTAGCGCGCCGCTCCGTCCTCGGAGGGGGCTGCCGCGCGCTTGCGACGCGGAGGCGCCGGGGGGGGCGCTTCCAGGGCGCGCTGCTCCTCGATCACTGCGTCCGCGTCAAGCCACCGGCCCCCCTGGAGAGGGACGAGCCGGTAGTCCCCGGCGCACCCCGGGCGTACCGCCGGAAGGAACCACAGCCGGGAGGCGTCCCGGCAGGCCTCGTCGATGGCGTGGCCGACCTCCAGGCACCGGGTCGCCGCCCAGCGCCAGATCAGCCCGTACTCTGCGGCCGAGACGGCGCGCGAGAGAGGCACCACGACCCGGAAGCGGGGCTGGTCGGGGCGGTGGCTCCAGGTCGTGTAGATCCACCCTGCGTGGTGCCCCCACAGCGCCGCAGCCTCCTCGACGGAAGTGGCAGGCTGGTCGGGCTGGGCCTCGTAGTCGAGGGCGAGGGCGCAGACGCTCTCCACGCCAGCCTTCTCACGCCGGTCCTGGCGGAAGGTGGCGGGGCTCCAGCCTCGGCTCGCGCTCTTGCTCTCCAGCTCGGGGGGGCGGGTCCACTCGGGCAGGTCGAGCACGTCGTCCCACGACCCCACGAAGCGCTGCCCGCGGGGGTTGGTGAGCGACTCCCAGAGGGTGATCGCCGCCGGAGGGATCTGCGTCGCCGCGCTCACGGGGCCGCCTCCTCGCGCTCGTCGCGCGCCACGGCGCGAGCGGCGGCCATGCGGGGGTGCCCCGAAGAGCACCACGCCACCTCGCAGCCGCTCTCGACGGAGGCAAGGTGGATCCGGTCCACCAGCGCCCCAAATCCCTCGCCGCCTGGGTAGGGGCGATGGTCCGGGCGGGGCACGGCGGCCTTGAGGTTGGTGTAGACGACGGCGCCGATGTGGCCGTTCTTCTGAAGCCGCCCCAAGGCCGTCAGGAGGGCGCGCGCCACGGTCTGGTTAGGCGTCGGCTCCGCGGGCACGTAGCGCGCCACCTCCTTGCACCGGCCCTCCTCGTCGTAGGCGTGGAAGACCACCCGGGCTTGCCTGTCGCCCTGGTCCTGGCAGATCGCCACGTAGACCTCAGCGATCATCGGTGCTCCTCCGAAGCAGCGACTCGATTCCCTCGCGGAACGCAACCAGCAGCCCCCTCCGCAGGGGCAGGATCAGCGACCGCTCGCGGCTGGCGGCGGTGACCCGGTGGGCGACCACCAGAGCGCCCCCCTTGAGACGGAAGCTCACGGTCTCCTCGCCTTCGCGCCAGACAAAGACGTCACCGGCCATAGCGGGCCTCCCGAGCCGCAGCGCGGCGGGCCTGGAGCACGCGCTCGGCGGCGTCGGCGATGCGCTGCGCCTCCTCGGCCACCTGCCGCGAGGTGCGAGCCATCTCTTCCAGCTCGGCGTCGGTGTAGTCCTGGAGCTGGTCGCTGTGGGCCATCGCCAGCAGGCGCCCCAGCGCAGCGGCGCACGACCACGCGCGCTCGCGGAGCGGCACCTCAATGACCTCGCCCGCGTACACGGCGCCGAGGCCCACCAGCAGCCGCCGGGCGAAGCGCTCCGGGGCCTGGAGGATCTGCACGAGGCTGGGCGAGCCCTGCCCCCGCCCCCAGCGGCGGATCAGGTCGGCGGAGCGGTCGAGGCGCCGGGCCACGACCTCCGCCGGGCAGGCGTCGAGGGCGGCGGCGCAGAGCACCGCGGCGTGGCTCGCAGGAGCCTGGTGGGCCGCGAGTGCAACCGGTTGGACAAGGGCCAGAGTAGCGGTATGGTTATGCACAGGTGGGGTCTCCTTCGGAACGGGTTGGAGAGCCCGGGGCGTCGGTGGAACGGCGCTCCGGGCAGGCGGAATCTTGGGGCCCGGCGAGGCGGGCCAGGGCCTCGCAGCGAGCGACCTCAGCGAGGGCCGCGTCGAGCTGCTGGCGGAGGAGCACGGCGGCCTTGCGGGCACCGGCGGCGCGCTCCTGCCAGTGCGCCACAGCCTCCTCGGCGGAGATGCGCGCCCGGTCGGGAAAAGCGTAGATCCGCGCGCTCACCGCAGCCCCCCGGGCCCCGGGGTCACACCACGCCGTCGGAGGAGGCGATCGATGGTCGCGGCAGCGGTTGCGCAAGCGACGGCCTCTGCGCCCTCGCGTGCGCCCTCCAGGGCGAGGATCTGGAGGGCGCCTCGGAGCGCGGTAGCGTCCGTGCCGGAGAAGGGCGCCGAGGCTGCCACCGCTGCCGCGGTGCGCTGGTCGAGGGGGTCGCTCACGCTGCCCTCTGCTCGACGCGCTCCACTGCCCGGAGGGCGGTGCCGCTCAGGCGAGGCCAGGCGTCAGGAGCGATCCCGAGCTCTCGCTCAAAGGCCACCTTTGTGGCGGGGCCGGGAGCCTGCTTGCCGCTCAGGATCCGGCTGAGGTTCCCCTGGTTGATCCCCAGCCGCGCCGCCAGAGCTACCTGAGAAAGGCCGTGCTTCCTCATGGCCTTGGCGATCATCAGCAGCGGACTCTTTTTCATCGTGGTGAGCCACTATGCGCAGGCCATGCGCAAAAGTCAAGTGCGCACATTATGCCCATGGTTTTCACCGCGCAGTTCAGCCTTGCACAATGATAGAAGAAGGCCGTGAGCGGCTCACCAGCCGCCAGAACGAACATGTCCGCCGGGTAGGCCGAGAGGTCCTTCGGGAACGCTTCGACCAAAACGGCACTCGCATGGCCGCATCCATCGGGATCACCCAACCCAACCTCTCCAGGTTCCTCAACGGGAAGCAAGGAACCACTCGGGACGCAGCGCTGAAGATCCTGGCCCTCGGCGGCGTCGAGCCGGCCCACGTTGGGCTCGACTCGCCGTCAAGCGAGGTGCTGTTCCGCATCCCGTCGGTATCCCACCACCCCGAGTGGCAGAACGCCGAGGCCGAGGCCAGGCGCCTTTACAAGCGCATCCCAGAAGACGCATGGGCCTCAGCCCGGCGGTTTTCGTACCATGGCACCGTCCACCACATCACCCCAGAGTTTGTCATGCACCTTGCGCTTGCCGCTTACGACATAAGCCCATCGGAGCCCATGGTTGCCGCGGGTTTACTTGGGTTCCCGGGGTGTCGTCAGGCACACGGCAAAGTCATAAAACGGGGTCCCAAGGCAAAGCGGTCCGCTGGAGGTGCCGGCCACTTTGCTTTCTGGATGGCGCTGAAACTCGGTTTTTTCAAACGAATAATCAGAGGTTGGCGAGCATCCAGGAACCAGTTTTAGACGAGACTGGCAGGATATTGTGGAATATCCCCAGAACTTGTCCGAGTTGGAGAGATAGGTAGCTCCCGACCTGAGACCGAGGCACGTTTCTCCGAAAGAAGCGCATACCTCCGCCCCGGTGCTATTGACCGGGACGCGCCGGTATGTGCCTTTGAGCGACCAGTATTCCACAGACTTCAGTCGCCCATCGACCTTCTCGCGCTCCAGCTCCAGCGCTGCCACCCTTGCATCAAGGAGAGAGGCGGCGCTGGCGGCAGCGGCCGACTGCCACTGCACGAACCCCAGGCCCCGCTGCTGTTCCGCTCGGTCCGCCTTGGAAGATAGGTGGACGGCCCACAGGAGGCCAAGCATGACCCCCCAGGTTACGATGTGATGCCATGCCTTCATGAGGCGAGGTTACCGACGTTCGCGCATAGGTCGCGCAAAAAAGAGGTTGACGTTCCCCGATCTATGCGTATCTTATGCGCATGGCCAACACGGACAGCCCCGCTCTCCCCGACCTCCTCCGCTTCTCCCGCCCCTCCGACGACCTGGAGGCGCAGGCTTCCCTTGCCGCCGACCTGGAGGAGACGCGCCGCGCCGCCTCCCTGCTGGGCGAGGCCGACGCCTTCGTCCGCGCCGCCTGCCTCCTTGGCGCCGCCGACCGCGCTCTTACCCGCGGTGAGACCCCGTGGGCGCTTCTCGACGCGGCAGAGCGCGAGGTGACCGACCTCCGCCTGGAGCACGGCTGCGAAGACTGGCCGTCCGCCGACTGGTCGCAGGCGACGGTGCAGGACGTGGCGCTGCTGCACGACACCTGCGTCGAGCTCCGGCGCCAGGCCCGCGCCCTCCGTGACGCGCGCCTGCCCAGCCTGCGTCGCGCCGGCTGACCTCCCGCCCCTTCGGGGGCCTTGCCCTGCCTCTTCTGCGCGGAGGGGCAGCGCCAGGCCGACGACGGCCAAGGAGAAGACAATGCCCCGCATCCCCAGCCACCCCGAGTTCATCGACGCCGCCGTCCTCGACGCCGAGACCGACTGGCTCAGCGACGACGACGCCCGCGTGTTCCCCGACGACTTTTCGCGCCCCTGCGAGCGGTGCGCCGCCCCCAGCCTCGGCGGGCGCTGGTGCCCCGACTGCGAGGCGTACCTGCAGTCCCTCGACCTGCCCGGAGCCCACTGATGGAGCGCGCCCTCGCTGCCCACGGCATGGCCGCCAGCGTCGAAGACCTCGCCGCCTACTGGCGTGCCCTTGGCCGCCCCGTCCCCTGCGACCCGGGCGCCTGCCCGCCCGACCGCGCCGACGAGGAGGCCGACCTCGCCGACGCCCTGGAGGCCATCGGCGCCCCCGTCGTGCCGTCCCGCGCCGTCCGCCAGCGGCGCCTCACCGCCGCCCTCCGCAAGCTCCGGTGCCTGCCGTGATCCCATCCCTCACCCCTGCCTGCGCCCTCGTTCTCCCTCGCCTCGCCCTGGAGGCGATGCGCTCCCTCTCCGTCCCCCTGCCCCTGGAGGCCATTGTGAAAGTCCTACGCCCCGTTCTCTCCGCGGTCGACACCCTCGACGCCGCCCGCGCCCTCGTCCAGCTCGTCGCCCGCGCCCAACTCGGGCAGGTGCGCGGCGGGCCCGCCGTCGCCCGTGCGGTGCGCACCAGGGCCGCATGGCTGCGCACCTACGGCGACCTGATCCGACGGACCGAGGACACGCTCCAGGCTGCGGAGCATGGCGCGGGTGCGCTGGAGGTGATGCCGTGACCTCCGAGATCACCCTCCTGGCCGCCGCCCTGCCGGGGTGGACGATCTCCGCCGAGGTCGACAGCACCGGGTACGTCCGCGCTGTGGCTCGCGACGAGCGCGGGTCTCGCGCTACCGTGACCGTGCGCGGCATCTGGAGCACCGATCTGGGGGGCGCCTGGAACTCCCTGGTAAGCACGCTCCTTCTGCATTCGCGCCTGCTCTCCGAGAAGGAGATCGCCGCGCTCGATTCGCTCGTCTCCCGCGCCGCAGGTGCAGCATGACGCGCGGAGGCCATGCCGCCGTGGACCGCGCCGTGAAGACCTACGAGGAGCAGTGCAAGTGACCCTCTTCTTCCTCCGCTTCGGCACCGCCTACGACCCCACCAACCTCTGCGACCTGATCCGTAGCGCCATCCCGCGCTGCCCTTTGGAGGTGATGCCGTGATCCACGAGATGGAAGACGACGCGGTCGGCCTGCCCGTCCGACGCTGCGACCGCTGCGGCGCGGTGCTGGTGGTGCTCTCGCGCTGCCCCTCGCACCAGGTCGAGGACCTCCAGGCCCGCCTCGAGGAGGCGCGCGACGCGCATGCGCCGCTTACCGAGCGGATCCTGGAGGCGCTCCGGTGCCTCGGGCCCACCTCGATCAGCCGCCTCTGCGACCTGGTGATCTGCGCCTCGGGGGAGGCCGCTACCGCCCTCGTGCGCCTCGAGCGCAGGGGCCTCGCGCACCGGCACCAGCCTGGCGTCTGGGCGCCGGGGCTTTACGAAGGGAGGGCCGCGTGATGGCCCGCTTGTGCATCTGCGGCGAGCCCACCGCCACCCCACGATCCCAGCGCTGCAAGGAGCACGCTACCTACCGCGCCCTCTCGAAGGCGGGCCGGGTGCCCACCGCCGCCGCTGCCGTTCAGCAGTGCCCGCGCTGCGGCGGTCCCCTCGCCCATGACGGCGTCGTGGTGGCCTGCCGGCGGCGCATCGCCTGCGGCTGGGTCGAGCTCGTCAGCCGCGCCGTGCGCGCAGGAGGTGCCTCGTGATCGCTCTCGCCCACGCCCTCTCCCAGCAGCCCCCCTGGTGGCGCCCTCACACCCCCAGGCACCTGACCCTCCTCCGGGAGATCGCCGGCCTCGCACCGGACCTATGCCGGGTGCTCAACTCCGACGATGACGCCGAGGTCACCTCCGTCACGACTGCGGCCTGGGGGGCCCTGGCCTACGCAGCCGGGGCCCGCCTGGAGCCGGCCGCGCCCACCGCATGCTCCGCCGAGGAGGCGCGGCGCCTGCTCCGGATCTACGACGCCGTCTGGCTGCTGATGCAGGCCCTGAGCGTGCTCAGCAAGGTGCCTCCGCCGAAGCGCCGCGAAGCGCGCGCCGTGACCGACAACCGCACGATCTGGGGCATCCGGTGCAAGGAGCGACACCTGGCCCTCGCGGCGCTCCTGGGAGGCCAGCCGTGACCGCGCGCCAGGAGCCAACCGCGCGCCAGGAGCCGACCGAGCGCGAGCTGCTGGCCCAGCGCCTGCTGCAGCACCTGCACCCGACCGACGGGCGCGGGGTCGTGGACCTGCTCACGATCGCGGGCCTGCCGTCAGGGCGGGGCCTGGCCCAGAGCGCAACGATCGCGCTGAACGATCTGGCGGCGAAAGGCCTCGCCCGGAAGGAAAAGGGGTACGGGCGCATCCCCCTGTTCTTCGCCGTCCCCGCCCCGGTCACGGCCCCCGAGGAGCGCGTCGAGCTGGCCGAGCTGGACGCCGTCCTCACTATCACCTCCATCGCATCGCGCCCCGTCGGCGCCCCCTCCGACCGCACCACGCTCACCGTCGCCGCCACCTTGGGCCCCTCCTGGCCCGAGGGCGTGCGGGTGCCGAGCTGGTCGACCAGCCTCTTTGCCGCCCAGGTCGCCGCCGGCGGCCTCGCCGGGGCCAGGTCCGCCGGCCTCGCGCGCCTGACCGAGATGCTCACCACGCTTCGCTACGCCTCCCCCACCCACGATTTCCTCCCTCCTCCCGAGGTACCTGTGACCGACCGCGACACGATCTCCGACCTCCTCGCCTACTGCGCCGGCGTCTCCGGCGGAGCGAAGGACTCCAGCGTCCACTCCTGGCTGAAGGCCCGCCGGGTCAACCGCATCCGCGCCGAGGAGCTGCTTGAGCAGCTCGTGCACGAGGGGCGCCTGCGGCTCGTCGAGCGCCCGATCGCTGGCGGCGAGGTGGTGGTGCGCTACCTGCCCGCCGACCCATCGACGAAGGCCGCCCCCCTGCCCGTGAGCGACGCTCCGGCGGAGGAGCCCGTCGAAGAAGAGCCCACCCCCGAAGAGGAGCCCGTCGCGGTCGCTGGCGCCGAGGAGCCCTGCCGGAGCTGCGCCGAGTTGCGCCAGGCGCACGGCAAGCTGGAGCACCAGCTCTGGGAGGCGGAGTCCCGGGCCGCCGTTCTTCAGGAGAAGGTCGAGGACTGGGATCGGAGGCACCGGGAGCAAGACGCGGCGCATGTCCGCGAAGTGCGCGACCTGCGCAATCAGGTCGACCGGCTTGCATCCGAGGTGTTCCAGGCGCGAGCGACCTCGGTGGACATCATGGCCGAGGCCGCGGAGGCGCTGGGGCTGGACTCGGAGACGGAGTGGCCTCTGGTGATCGACAGGATCGGCTCTCTGAATAGGGCCCGCGCCTCCGCTGCCGCCCCCGCCCTCGACCAGGGCGCCATCGCCCACTACCTCCTCTCCCTCCCCGAAGAGCGCTGGACCTCGCTGGCCACCGCGCGCCAGCAGCTCGCCCAGGCCCGCGAGATGGCCCACGCCGCGCGGGCCCTGGAAGAAGCCGCCCTCGCGGCGGTCGACGGGCTCCTCTCCGCGCCTGCCGGCGCCCCCGCACCTGCCCCAGCCCCCGAGTTGGAGCCCGACCCGATCCCCCTCGGCCCCACGCCCCCGCCGGTGGCGCACACTTTGGGGGAGCCCCGCCCCGGCACCCAGCGAGCCGCGATCCTCGCGTGGATCCGCCGGCAGCCCGACGCCACCGCCACGGTCAAGGCCGCGGCAAAGCGGTTTGACCGGCTGGTAGGAGATATGTCTTCGGTCTTGACCACGATGCACAACGCGGGGCTCCTGAAGCGCGTGTCCACCGGCCTCTATCGGGCGGTGAAGCCGTGAGCCGCTGGACCCCCGAGCAACGCGCCCGCTGCGACGGCGTGCTCGCGGTGCGCCCGCGCAAGAGGGCCGCGTGAGGCACTCCGTCGAGCCCCTCGACCCCCGATGGGAGCGTGCCGTGTGGCGCGCGCACCGCGGCGACAAGGACCGCTGCTGGCTGCTGATCCTCGTCTGCGGCCACACCGCCACGCGGCACCGGCTGGAGCTGCCGCCGAAGACCACCCGCTGCGCCAAGTGCGCGAAAGGAACCCCGTGACCACCATCTCACTCCACGACCTGCACCGCCTCCTTGCCGACGCCGTGATCCAGTCGATCCACCGCGACGGCTGCGACGTGTACCTGGCCCTCTCGCGCGAGGACTCGCGCCGGTGGGCGCTGGTCCACGAGCGCGACGGCGAGATCGACACCGACGCGGACCCGGTGGCCCTCCTGCGCCGGTACCTGGAGGCGCCCTAACCGCCTCGCCCTCCCCTCTCGCCCCCGACGCCCCGGAAAACCGGGGCCCGGGGGCTGAGGGCGTATGGAAGCTCTGCTCACGGCGGAAGAAGTCGCGGCGCGGCTCCGGTGCCCGCTGCGCACCGCGTACCTGCGGATCAAGGAGATGCCGCACCTGCGCAACGGCAAGCGTGTGTTGGTGACGGAGAAGGCGCTGCAAGACTGGATCAGGAGAAACACATGCGACTCTACAAGCGCGGCAGATACTGGTGGGTCGCCTGGCCCGGAGACGAGCGCGAGTCGTCGAAGCAGACGACGCGCCCGGCGGCTGAAAGCTGGGCACGACAGCGAGAGCTCGAGCGAGCCGATCCCGTGCACGCAGCCGCGCGCGCGGCGACGCTCGGCCGCCTGATCGTGCGCTACCTCGACGACCGTAAGGGCGCCGGGCGTAGCGAGGCCACGCTGGGCTTCTACCGTCAGAAGCTCGGCCACTGGACCCGGCTCCTCGGGGCCGAGTGCCCGCTGGCCGAGATCACCGCCAGCGCCATCGATGGCGCTCTCGCCCAGCGCCGCGCCGAGGGCGCCTCCCCGGCCACCGTGGCGAAGGAGGCAAAGGCCCTGGGGGCGGCGCTGCGCAAGGCCAAGCGCTGGGGGCTCTGGCGCGGCGACCTCGACGAACTGCTCCCCGACCTGGGCGAGACCTATCACCCGCGCTCGCGGTGGCTGCCCCCGGACGAGCTCGAGCTCCTGGTCGAGGAGCTGGAGCAGACGCAGCCCCACTACGCCGGCGCCGTGGCCTTCGCCGTGGCCAGCGGGGCCCGCCGGAGCGAGATCGCTCGCGCCACCCGGAGCGACCTCGAGGAGGCCCTCGCCACCGGCCTCCTCCCGATCCGGGGGACGAAGACGGCGAAGGCGAGCCGCCCCGTCGCGGTGCTGTCGATTTTCCGCCCGTGGCTGGAGCTGGCCCTGCGGCTCGCCCGCGAGGAGGGCGCGGCCTTCGGGTCGTGGGTGCTCTCTGGGAACGCGCGCCGAGAGATTCTGAGCGCCTGCGCTCGCGCCGGCATCGCCCCCGCGACCTGGAACGACCTGAGACGCACCCACGGCAGATGGCTCCGGCGAGCGGGGGTGGAAGTGGAGCTGATCGGAGAGCAGCTGCGGCACACCTCCCCAGCGATGGCCCGGCGGGTGTACGCCCAGATCACCCCGGAGGAGGTAGGCCAGCAGATCGAAGCGCGGCTCTGTCCGCCGGCTGTCCGCGCAGAGCCGACGTCGACGGGATCCAACGGGGCCTAACGGCGCGCGTCAATCGCGGTTTCCTGCGGGTTTTTGGTGGGCCGAGCGGGACTCGAACCCGCGACCTACGGATTAAAAGTCCGCTTTTTGTGGCCTTGGATCCAGCGGACATTGACCCCGTTTCAAGGCCTATCTGTCCGCCCGCTGTCCGTCGATGCAACGCTACCGCCGCCGGTAGCCCTCGGCCAGCAGGTCGCGCGCCAGCCCCTCTCCGGTCTGCGCCACCAGCTCCCGGATGCGCCCCTCGTCGAGCTCGACGGTGGGCTCCGCCGGAGGAGGCTCCGGAGCAGCGGGAGCCTGCTGGCCC